AGGCTGAAGCTAAAATGGTACAGAGCGCAATGAACACTGTACCAACTGACGGTAAAATGATAAGCAGTGATAACAAGAGTCGTGAACCTGATCATGTTAATCGTACTAGCCCACACCGTAACCCAGGTCCTATTGTACGTAAACGATGAAACAATACCGAGTAACCAGTGAACATTTTGTGCCACAGGGAGAGCAAGGCTATCCTGATGCACACATGGACAACTCAGATCTAGTGCGAATGAAGCAGCTGGCTGGTATCCTGGTCAAGGAAGATTTCTACACCGCAGGCGGACATGATCCTGCCATGGATGCTGATGCAGCAGACAAAAACATGCCAAGTCCCGTGGGCAGCAATATCAGCGTGACTGGCATGGAAAAACGTAATCTAGAAAAACAAAATCACATCAAGCCAGGGACGCCTGAGTGGTTTAAACTGTGGTTCTCAAAGCCATACCTTACAGGCGAGAAGCCGGTGGGCGATGCACCGGCTCCCAAAATCCCACGTAATAAATCTAACCTTTAACGGTGACCAACAACTCGCTTGTCAACACCTAGGTATTGATTCCACGACTCCTGCTTCACAGTAAAAGGCATGTCCTTCCACTTTTTAACCAAGGCATAGTAGTCGGGCTTGTAAGGCATGTTCAAGGGACGAATGTTCTTCTTGTCACCCTTGCTGTGGTTGCAGGGCTTGCAAGCAGTCACACAGTTGTCCCACACAGTCTTACCACCGTTGGCACGTGGGTTAACGTGGTCAATGGTAAGGTCTTCAAAGTCAAAGACTTCTTGGCAGTACTGGCATTGGAACAGGTCACGCAGGTACATGTTGTAACGACTAAATTTGACATTCTTCTTGTAATGGAAGTAGTCAGTAGTTACACACACGCTGGGCACGTTGATGGTTACACGCTCGCTGCGAATTAGCCAATCAGGATAAGTTTCCAGAATGCGTACTTTGCCCAAGTACATCAACTTGATGGCATGTTGCCAATCGATCACACTCAATGGTAGGATACTGATTGGCTCGTAGTTGGAGTTCAATAGTAGAGTATCACTCATTTTGATTTACCTATTTGTTGAAAGGTGTTAAATATACTTATATAATAACACAGAAATCATTTATGAGCAAAGAATTAGCAACAGCGATTATCCGAAATCCTTACCAGAAAATGGCAATGACTCCGGAACAAATCCTTGAGTTTGCCCGGTGCGCTGATCCTGTAACAGGACCACGCTACTTCATGAGTAACTATTTTTACATACAGCATCCAACCAAGGGTGCTATACAGTACATTCCGTTTGAGTACCAAGAACGCTTGATTGACAGTTACCATGAGAACCGTTACAGCATAAGCCTCATGCCGCGACAGACAGGTAAATCGACAAGTGCAGCCGGATATCTACTTTGGTATGCTATGTTTGTGCCCGACAGTACTATTTTAGTGGCTGCACACAAGTACACAGGTGCCCAAGAGATCATGCAACGTGTGCGCTATGCCTACGAAAACTGCCCTGACTACATACGCGCTGGGGTGACCAGCTACAACAAAGGTAGTTTAGACTTTGAAAACGGTAGCCGTATTGTTAGTGCAACAACTACTGAAAACACCGGACGGGGTATGTCTATCTCGCTACTATACTGTGACGAGTTTGCATTCGTTCGACCTACTATTGCCAGTGAGTTCTGGACTTCTATTACACCTACACTGGCAACTGGTGGTAAGTGTATTATCACAAGTACTCCTAACAGCGACGAAGACCAGTTTGCACAGATCTGGAAAAGTGCCAACAACTGTTTTGATGAACAAGGCAACGAAACTGAACTAGGACGCAACGGTTTCAAAGCGTTCCGCAGCGCTTGGAAAGAACATCCGGATCGTGACGACACTTGGGCCGAGCAGATGCGGGCACAGTTGGGAGAAGAACGTTTCCGACGTGAGATGGACTGTGAGTTCATTATTTTTGATGAGACACTAATCAATCCACTCAAACTGGTGGACATGGCCGGTGTTGATCCCATTGAAAAGCAGGGACAGGTACGTTGGTATAAAAAGCCTACCAAAGGCAATGTCTACTGTGTTGCACTTGACCCTAGCATGGGTACAGGTGGTGACCCCAGTGCTATCCAGGTTGTTGAACTGCCCAGTATGGTGCAGGTGGCAGAATGGCGTGACAACAAGACTCCGGTGCAGCGCCAGGTCAAGATCATGCAGGAGATCACTGCCTATGTCAATGAACAAATCAAGCATGAAACTGATATCTATTACAGCGTGGAAAACAACACCCTGGGCGAAGCAGCCTTGGTTGAGATCAACCACATTGGTGAAGAAAACATACGTGGTATTTTCCTAAGCGAACAGCGCCGACCCGGCACCACCAACATGTATCGCAAAGGATTCAACACTGGTAGCAAGAGCAAACTTGCTGCCTGTAGCAAACTCAAAAGCTGGGTAGAGTCGGGCAAGCTAAAGGTATCCAGCAAAATGCTGATCAGCGAGCTAAAAAACTTTGTGGCCAAAGGACTCAGTTACGAAGCCAAAATTGGCGAAACAGACGACTTGGTCATGAGTATGATCTTGGCCATACGCATGATGCAGACCATACAGAACTTTGATGCTGACCTAGACGAAGTACTACGCAGCGACGACGAGTTTATACAACCCATGCCCTTTATAATGATGTGAGCATAAATACTCTATGCGTGAAATAAACAACATCTCCTCAGAATTATTTGACAAGATTCGTACCCGATTTGACAATGTTAGACTGGGTGATGAAAAGTCTAAAGCCACTACTGACCCCGAAAAAGCTCGCTTTTTTAACTTTGACTACACAGTCGATGGCGAAAAAGTTGGTGTAATCACCATCAGTTTGATCGACGAAAGCAGCTTGAAACTGTACTATGGTCGTGACATTGTTACCAAAATCAAACAGATTGATGCTGCCCGTGAAGAAGCACCTGAAGAAGGTGTAGACGACGAAACCAAATGGTACAACTTCCTACGCAGCATACGTCAATTTGCCAAACGCAACTTGCTGACATTTGACACACGCGACATTACCAAATCAAACTTACAAACCAAAGATGTCAAGCAGCAGACCCGAGCCGACGACACCATTGATGCAGAAGAAATGAATGTCACAGAAGGTCGCATGTTTGGTACAAGTCGTAGCAGCTATCAAGAGTGCGGTCCTGTGCGTATTATTGTGCGTCACAGCGGTGAAGTTGATGAAGCCAAGCGTGGCTCACGTACACGCAACATTGAATCTGTGTTTTTAGAAACACACCTGGGTGAGCGCTTTTTGTTGCCCTTCAATAACCTACACGGTGCCAGAGCCATGGCACAACATTGTAGCCAAGGCGGCAGTGTACATGACGAGCTAGGTGAAGGCATCTGTGGCATGGTTGAAGAAATGAATGCCATGCGCCACTTTGTACGCAGTGTAGGCCGTAGACAATTTGAAGATTCTGATACTACAGCAATGGCACATTCAGCAGTACAACACTACAACGAACTAAAGAATCGACTACGCCATATTGGCGGACACCGTGGTTACGCGGACTACCGTGCTGACTATGTGCCAGTCAACGAAATTGCAGATGACGTAGACATCAACGGTCTACGCGAGCGTTTTGTTAAAAAGATCTACGACGAAAAATTTGATGCAGCATTACCATACGTATATAGGGCACATATGAAACAAAAAGAATCACTAGAAAGCCCATTGGGTAATCAATTTGAAGACTGGGCTAACCAAGTTGTTGAAGGATCTTGGGCATTGCCCGATACACCTGAAGAAACCAAAGATCTGGACGAGCTGATGGCTAACAAGCTGGAAGTGGGCGACAATGGCGAAAATGCCACAGGCGCACTCTACAACATCATTGGCGACGATGATCTGTTTGACAAGCTAGAGGACCTGGCCAGTGCAGAAGGTCCAGACAGTGATGCACGTCCAACCATCGTGCATTGGCTACGTGACAACAGCTATACTGAACTGGCTAACAAGTACGATCAACTGTTCACACAAGACGATACTGCCCTACAGCAACAACCAGATGCACTAGCAGCACAGCAACAACAAGCAGGAGCCGGAGAGTTTGGCGGCGTGGGCACAGCAGAACCCAGTCCTGCACAGCGTCCAGAAATGCAAGAAAGTCGAGATGAACTAAGTTGGATGCGCCGCTTGGCCGGTTTGAAGTAATTCAAACGAACTTTACCAAAAGGCACAAAATAATGTGCCTTTTTCCTTGACCAAGGCATAAATAAAATTGTATACTGCGGGAGTGCCGTATACATTAAGGCACATTAACTAAGACCATCTTAAGGAGAAACATTATGGCCATGACATTAGCAGAAATTCGCGCAAAACTTCAAGCAAACGAAAACCGTGGACAAGGCGGTAAATCACAAGGCGACAACGCCATCTACGCACACTGGAACATTCCAGAAAACACCACAGCTCGCGTAAGATTCCTTCCCGACGCAGACACCAAGAACAACTTCTTTTGGATTGAACGAGCAATGATTCGTTTACCATTTGCTGGCATCAAAGGTGAAGCAGACTCAAAACCAGTTACTGTACAAGTTCCTTGTATGGAAATGTGGGGCGAGGCTTGCCCAATCTTGGCCGAAGTACGTCCTTGGTTCAAGGATCCCAATCTGGAAGAAATGGGTCGCAAGTATTGGAAAAAGCGCAGTTACCTGTTCCAAGGTTTTGTTCGCGACAATCCAATTGGCGACGACAAAACACCAGAGAATCCAATTCGCAGATTCATCATCAGCCCACAGATCTTTAACTTGATCAAGAACGCACTGATGGATCCAGACATGGAAAACTTGCCAACTGACTACGAAGCCGGACTTGATTTCAACATCAAGAAGACTAGTAAAGGTGGTTACGCTGACTACAACACCAGCACATGGGCACGTAAGGAAACAGCACTTACAGGCGAAGAAGCTGTGGCGATTGAACAATTTGGTTTGTACAACTTGAGCGACTTCTTGCCTAAAAAGCCAGGCGACGTTGAACTTCAAGTATTGAAAGAAATGTTTGAAGCGTCAGTTGATGGACAACCTTACGATCCAGATCGTTGGGCCAACTACTTCAAACCAAGCGGCTTCAAGGCTGGCACTGGCAGCGACGGTGAAACAACTACAGCAACTCCAGTTCCACAAGCCAAACCCGCAGTGGCAGTGGCCAAACCCACTGTGGTCGAGGACGATACTCCTCCATTTGATGTAGATGAAGCACCGGCTCCAACTACACCAGTTGAGGCTAAACCTAGTAGCCAACGTGCCGAAGACATTTTGGCAATGATTCGTAATCGTAAATCTACTAGTTAAAAACATAATGGGGGCATAATGCCCCCATTCTTATATGAATACCAAACCCAATTTTCTAATTACAAGATTCACGCACGGCTCGGGTGGTAAGTTTTTAAGCACAGTATTGCAGACTAGTATTTTAATCGATCATTGGTCTGCAATCGTGCAATCTCAAAAAGAAAAATCAGAACTTATAGAAGAAGTAACATTACAATATGTAATGCGAAGTTTTCCAAAAGAACACGCAATGCACATGCAACTGGAACCAATGGTTCCTTATTGTACAGATTTATACAGTACTGGTTACCTTCGCGGTCAAGATGTAACCATTGATCAATATTTAGATTATGCTAAAAAAGTCAATGATGGTCGTTTACAGTCGTGCATGGATAAGAATTTAATAGCTAATTTGATATTTCACAAGCCACAAATACCAAATTTTTGTCAAGATTCTAGTGTCATCACTATTTTAAATAGTACCAACGAGGAAAAAGAATGGGTGTATAGGACACTATGGGCCAAACATTTCTTAGAAATAAATAACACCATACACCACCTACCATCTGATCCCGATTACTGTAGTTTTTCAAGTTTGGCAACAGTGCTAAAATTTCAAAACAAATACAAGTTTGATTCTAGCGAGCGAGATAAAATTTTTAATGAATTTGTTGTTAACGATCATACCAATGAGTGGTATGACAACAAGGATAATTTTACTGAGTTTGATACTACAAATAAAATCAATAATCAATTTATTAATTTACGAGATTTTTTTGATAAAAACACATTCTTACTGGCAGTATCAAATTTGTTTGATTATTTCAAACTTGGATCAATGAATACTAAATTAGTATCAAGCATGTATGACATATGGTGGAGTAGACAAGTT